GTATTGGTTGGTCCACAACTTACATTGAAAACTAAAAAAGATAATATGTATGGTGCCGGAATGTTAATTGATGGTGATGGTAAAAAGTACTTAGGAGTTTCAGTTGGTTGGAAAATTAGACTTAAAAAATAAAATGCTCAACGAGTGTATCATTGTATCGAAAGAAGTTGGTGATAAGTTTATCTTAGCAAAGAATAGAGATAGAGCTTACAAACCAAAATTAGAAATTATCCACACTATCATAAATGGTGTGGAAGTTGCATACATTCACGATATGATTACCGATTGGAGTGAAGGTATGAATGAGTTTGGAATTGGTATTGTGAATTCAGCTCTAATGGTGGGTCACGATGAGGCAGAAGCAAAGTTAGTAAAGAAGAGTGGTAAACCATCCAAAGATGGGAAAAAGATTAGAACTGCACTTTCACAAAAAACTTTAAGAGAAGCAATCAAAGCAGCAGTATTAACCGATGGTGGTGTTAATGGACATACATTTGTTTCATCCCCAAGGTATATGGTTAGTATTGAGAAAACATCAAAACATAAACCTAATATTATTTTACATAATATGGAAAATCCAGTTGTTCGTACAAATCACGGACATATGTTTACTAATGCTGGATACACACATGGAGAAAAATACTTATCATCTAAAATGAGAAAAATATCGGCTGAAAAATCAGTTGATAAAGTTGAAGATTGGAAAGAGATTGCAAATGCAATGAGAAAAGAATTCTTTCCAAAACAATCTCAACTTAATATGGCAAGAAAAGCCAAAGAGATGTTCACATCATCTCAAACTGTACTTAACCTTACTGATAGAATATTACAAGTAGAATATTTTACTGATAACGTTGAGGAATTTGTTGGTATAACTAATAAGTTACCAAAGGACTACAAAGCTAAAATTAGTATTGTGGTTAAACCAATTCAATCCTAACTTTTTATAGTTTAGATATTTATATACAAACAATATATAAATAGAATTACTATGTCAACCGAATTCGAATTATTCAAAGGTAAAACATTAGGTTCACTTTTTGAGGATATCTATAATAACCAAACACAAAAGAAAGCCAAAATATCCGAACTAATCATTGAACTAAAAAAAATGGTTAGGCATGCTGGGGATATGGCTGTTATAGGTCCTTTAATTAGAGACCTTATAGATACTTCCGTTAAGAATGATGACCAATTAGTTAAATTAGCAAACCTTGCTCAAAAACTAATAGCATCGGAAAAGAAATCGGAGGGTGATGATGGATTCCTTTCAGCATTTGAAAAAGAACAACTACTTAAAGATATTGAAGATACTCAATTGGAATTAGAAAGAGTTGATGAATTGGAAAACGAAATAGAAGAACTTAAACTAAAAGTAAAATAAAATGACATTACAAAATTCAAGTGTTGTATCTACGCAAATAACACAAACAGGACCGATAACTACTAGCGTAAGTAAGGGAATGGGATTTGTATATAGTGTTATATTAGATGAAACACATCCTGCTATAAAAGATAGTAATGGTAATAGAAAAATATCATATATAGGAGCAATTGAATATAGGTTTGCAAATAATGTAGCATCTGATGATGCAAATTTACCAATTGCATTTCCATTTGATAAAAATTTTAAAAATTTACCGGTTGTAAACGAAAGTGTTGAAATTTATCAAAATGGTAGTGTGTCTATGTATAGGCGTGTTGGACAAGATATAACACCAAATATAAATTCAGACCAAAAAGCTATAACAAAACATTATGGTGAAAAAACAAAATTAGATAATAAAGGTAATGATTATAATAAAGTACAAACCACTGGTATAGTTAAAACAAATGTAAACGAATCATTGCAATTAGATGGGTTTGGAAAATATTTTAAAACAGAAAGGGGAATACACAGATTAAAATTATACGAAGGTGATAGTTTGGTTGAAACACGGTTTGGACAATCTATAAGATTCTCTGGATACAATAATCCTAAAAATGTATTCTCACCAACTGTAATAATTAGAAATGGCGAAAGTCAGATAACAAGAAAAAAACCAATAACAGAATCTATATTAGAAGATATAAATAAAGATGGCAGTATCATTGCTATGACATCTGACCAATATGAGTTATCGTTTTTACCTGGTACTGTTAGTGAAACTGGTACAACTGATTTTCAAACAGCTCCAACATCATTTCAACAATATCCATCTAAATTAATTGGTGACCAAATTCTAATCAATTCTGGAAGATTGATATTTTCTGCAAAAAGTGCGGAAATGATATTTTATTCTAAAAAGAATTATGGGTTTATATCAGATGGTGCCATGTCAATTGATAATGCATTGGGGATTGATGTTAGTGTGGGTGGTGATATAAATGTATTAACTAACGATAGGAGTGTTCATTTATATACAGGAAATGGTTCTATTATATTGGGTAGTCAGGGATTAGAACCATTGGTAAAAGGACAAACTTTAGTAGATATATTGGGTGAGTTAATAGATACAATTGTAGCACAACAATATCTAACTCCATCCGGCCCAACTAAAATAGGTCCTGAAAATGTACCAAAATTTGCATCTATAAAGTCAAAACTTAATTCAATGTTAAGTAAATTAAATCAAACTGCTTAAATATATGGCAACGATAATTCAACCACCATTACCAAAATTTGATACTACATCACTAAATGCGGATTTGGCTAATAAAATAAAAGCGCCTGAATTGCAAGAAATACCTGATGGTAGTGGTAATTTACGTTCTATGATAAAAGACCAATCTATGCAATTGGGTACTAATATAGAAGGTACTTTAGACCAATTTGGAGAAAACATAGAAGCCGAAGCAGAGAGAAAAGCTGCAGAATTAGAAGCTGCTGCAAAACAAATAGAAGCGGCAGCATTAGCAGCTGCTAAAATGATTGAAGAAGAATTAAAAAGAAAAAAAGAAGAAGCAAAGAAAGCAATTGAAGATGCAAAAAAAGAAGCAAAGGAGGCATTTCAAAAAGCACTAACCGCAAAAGAACAGGCGGAAGATATGATAGCAAAATTACGTGGATTTAAAATACCCAGATTAAAAAAATTAAAACCCATACCAACAAAAGATTTACCAGCACCTCCTCAATCTGCTACATATATGGATGCTGATGCAAAACGGGAATACGCCGAAAATGCTAAAAGTTCGGCAACAAAAGGAGAACCACCAATAGTATAAATTATGTCTTGGGAAATATTTAAACAAAATATTGTAAGAATTTCAAATAGACCAGGTAGTATACCTGATATAGATACTGTGGCTAGGGCTTATGCAGTTGAATACGATGCTGCAATTAAAAGAGGATTTGATACTTTAAATAATATAGCAATTCAGCAAGGTGATGTTGCAACAATGGAAAGATTGTTTAAAATTGCTTTACAAAAAGGATTATCATCAACAGGTCCATATGATTTAGTTGGTGAAATGGGAAAGGGTGTAATTGCGTATTGGAGTGCACCAGGTGGGCCTGCTAGTATAGCTGATAATGCGGATGGTATTGATGCGGTGGAGGCTGAAGCAATTCAAACCGATATTAATAGAGAATACCCAAAAACTCAATTAGAGTATGAAAGACAGTTTCCATCAAAAGAAGCCGCAATGGCAAATAATAGTAATGTTTCACCAAAAGAAGCATTAGATTCTGTAAACGATTTTAATAATGAAAAATCCCAAAGTAATGCTGATACTAAATTAGTTGGAAGGGGTGATACTGCATTATTTAATAAATGTGGAAATGGAATATGGCCTGCATTGGGAACTGCTCCAAATTTTGAAATAAGAAGTATAGAAAATGCTGACTCAGATTGTCCTAGAAAATGGTACAAAACAAATCAAGAATATCTAACAAAAAATTGTACTCAAATAATGTTTCCAACTGCCAAAGGTAGTTCTAAAATATTAGTTCATAAAAATTTGGCAGCAATTATAAAACCCGCATTAGAAGAAATAAAAGCAAAAGGATTGCAAAGATATATTGAAAATTGCGGAGGTGGGTTGGCTATTAGAAATGTAACTTGTGGTACTAGATTATCAAATCATAGTTGGGGAACTGCGATTGATATGAATACGGGAATATACCCATATGGTGTAAAATTTAAATCAGATGGAATTTATAGTGGTAAGAAAAAACTTAGAGAACTTAATGAATTTGATAAAGGATTCCAACAAGTAGCAGCAATATTTAAATCAAAAGGAATGACATGGTTAAGTAATAATGACCCAATGCACGTTTCTATATATGAATAATTATTAAGATATGGGAGCTATAATGAGAAACTTTCCAATACCACTTATACCAGCACCAGGCTCAACTGCCAATGTTGCTGTAATAAATAATGTGGTTTTAAGTCCGGGAGTTTGGGGACCACCACAACCATCGGTAGGAGCAAGACAGGGAGATACTTTATCCGAAGAGGAAAAAGCTGGTGCACAAGAAGATTTGGATGTTGCAAAAAAAGATTTGCAAGAATTTCAAAATGACCCAACACCCGAAGGACAGGCTAAAGCACAAACTGCAAGAGAACAAATAGCATATCAATCGGAAAGATTGGGAAGTGGTGAGAATGCATCTTCATCGGATGTATCAAATGAACCAAAGCAAGAGATTATAGCAGATTTGCCACCTGATATGGAAATAGGATTAAAAATAGTTCAATATGCTTTAAGAGATTTAGGAGTAACTGAAAATCCACTACCACCGGGAAAACCTGAAAATTCCGGTCCAAGAGTTTTACAAATGTTAAAAGGTGTTGGATTTAATACACCCGCATATTGGTGTGCTGCTGCGGTATCTGCTTGGTATAAGAGTGCTGGTGCAAAATCACCCAATAGTGCATCATGTGATGTTTGGATGAGTTGGGCAAAACGAAATGGATTGTTTAGTAGCAAACCTGCAATTGGAGCAGCTATTTTATATGGTAGTTCGGCAGATGCACATCACATAGGAATTGTTGAGGCAATAAGTGGGGATAGAGTAACTACAATAGAAGGTAATACTTCTGGTGGTGGTTTTAGTAGAAACGGAGTAGGTGTATTCCGTAAATCAGCAAGAATTGCAAAAGCAGTTGGATTTGTATTACCAATAAAAAAATAATAAAATGTCAGCAGTTAGACCTACGGATAATACTGGAGTAATAGTTGATGAGTTCATTCGTTATGCAACTCAACATTTAACTACTGTAACCGGCGTTATATCAACAACATCTTTATATCCACCTTTGGGTACACCCGGACCGGGTATTATAAATTGGACAGGTTATACAGTTCCCCCAGCAGCACCATCAATACCTATTGGTCAAGTTGATACATCTGCAATAGAAATGACACCTGAACAAGAAGCAATAGCTGAAAGAGCATCACAAAGGGGAGCTGATTTAAATTCTGCAACCGCAGCTGCACTATCTGGTGTGGAATATACAGGCGGTTCTTCTGGTGGAGGTGGTGGAGGTGGTAGTGATTCTGGCGGTGTAGTATCTTTATCCGCAGATAAATTGCCGGTTGATGGTGTTGAAAAAATACCTAATTACAAAACAAGTGTAAAAGTTCCACCCGAAATAGTTGTTGCTATGAGAAAATATGGAGTGGGTAGAAGTCCTTTGGAAAGAGCACACTTTTTAGCACAATGTGCTCACGAAAGTGGAGGATTTATTTATAGAGAAGAATTGGCAAGTGGAGCTGCATATGAAGGTAGACGTGATTTGGGTAATACACAACCTGGCGATGGTGTACGATATAAAGGTAGGGGATATATTCAATTAACGGGTAGAGCAAACTATACAAAATTTGGACCTGTTGCTGGTGGTGATTTTGTAGGAAATCCAAGAGTAGTTGCACAGCAATATTATGCTGATACCGCTTGTTTATTTTGGAAATCAAATAGTTTAGGTCCAAAATGTGTTAATTCATCGATTGATACTATTAAAGTTGTAACTAAAAGAATCAATGGTGGTTATAATGGATTGAACGATAGAGTAAGTAGATTTGCAGTTTATTGGAGAGAATTACAAAGAGACCCGACACTTTGGGCATAAATCCCAAAAATAAACAAATCAAATATTTATATTAACAACAACGAAAGATAATCAAATGAATACGGATAAATTATTAAAAGCTATTCAAATTCTTATCAAAGAGGAGTTAAAACAACAACTCCCTGCTTTGATTAAAGAAGGAGTGAAAGCGGAAATGAAAAAGGTTTTAGCGGAAGGAAATACTAAACCACAACCTAAAAAAGAAAGTGAAGGATTTTCAATGGCTAAAGCAATATTGGGGAATGATACTATTAAGGAATCGGTTGAAACTAAAGTAGTAGAAACTAAACAATTTAGTAAAAACCCAATTATTAATCAAATTTTAAATGAAACAAGAGGTGGTATCCCACAAGGTGATGGTGGTTTTAGAACAATGAATTTTGGACAAGGTGATATGGGGTCTGTTGTAGGTAGAACTGCAGTAGCTGATAAAATGGGATATGGTGATTTAGCTAGAGGACCTCAACCAAGTGGATTAGGTGTTCAAACTGGGGTGCCTGAATTGGATAAAGCATTGAACAGAGATTATTCAGAATTAGTAAAACGATTTAATAAAAAATAATGGCAGTATTATTAGGTCAAAGGATGGTTAAAGATACAATTGCATATAACGATTATGCTATTGGTATTACATTGCCATTACAAATAGGAAATAATGCATTTAATCAATCATTTAAAACAATTGACCAAGTAAAAACAAATATTAAAAACCTTTTATTAACAAAAAGAAAAGAAAGAGTAATGCAACCGGAATTGGGTAGTGGCTTACAAGAATTACTTTTTGATTTTAATGATGACTTTTTAGCTGATGAAATAGAAGAAGTTATTACAAACAGTATGGAAAAGTGGTTGCCATACGTTACTATTGAAGAAATTGATGTTAGACAGACTGATGAATTTAAGGATACCAATCGTGTTGAAATTTCATTAACATTTAGTATAACAAATAATGTAGGTATGGAGACAGTAACCTTTACAGTATAAAAAAATGGCATTAACTACAATAAATAAGAATTTTAAAAACAAAGGAAAAGATATAAAATATCTAAATAAAGACTTTGCTGCATTTAGAGAAAACTTAATTGAATTTTCTAAAACATATTTTCCAAAAACATATTCTGATTTTAATGAAACATCACCTGGTATGATGTTTATTGAATTAGCATCGTATGTTGGTGATTCATTATCTTATTATGTAGATGATACTTTAAAAGAATCATTAATGCCATACGCTGAAGATATTCAAAGTGTAATTGCATTATCTCAATTTTTGGGATATAAACCAAAAGTAACATCTCCAGCAATAACAAATGTATCGGTATATCAATTAATTCCATCAATTGGAAGTGGTGTTAATAACAAACCAGATGAAACATATTTTCTTAGAATAAAAGAAGGTATGCGATTACAATCTACTGAAAATGATATTTTATTTAGAACAACAGACGTAGTTGATTTTAATGATGAAAACAATAGAGAGATTACAATTTACGAAAGAGATGTAAATACTGGAGAACCTACTTTTTATTTGGTTAAAAAATATGTACAAGCAATATCAGCTATCACATCGGAAAGAACATTTACGTTTGGAGCATATCAACCATTTCAATCAATAACATTAGATGAAACGAACATTATTCAAATATATGATGTTAGGGATTCGAATGGAAACAAATATTATGAAGTTCCATATTTGGGACAAGAAATGGTGTATATTGAACAACCAACAACAGAATCAAATGATGCTGAATTATATCAATTTAAAACAACAGTTCCATATATTCTTAAAACTATAAAAACACCAAGAAGATTTGTAGCAAAAGTAAATCAAAATAGTACAACTACATTACAATTTGGAGCAGGTGACCCATCCGCATCGGATGAACAATTAATACCAAATCTTAAAAATGTAGGACTTGGTTTACCAAACTCAATTAGTAGATTGGAAGAATCATTTGACCCAACTAATTTTTTAAAAACAAAAACGTATGGAACATCTCCATCAAACACAAGTATTATTGTTAAATATTTTGTAGGTGGTGGTATTAGTTCAAATATAGTTAAAGGTGATTTGACTAGAATAGTTGGAATAGAATATGAAGATGATATTGATTCATTTACAAATGCACAAATAGCAACATATAATAGTATTAAAAATTCAGTAGCAGTTGATAACGAAATACCCGCAACAGGTGGTAGAGATGGTGAAACTATTGAAGAGATTAGACAAAACGCATTGGCAAACTTTGGTGCACAAAATAGAGCAGTAACTGCAAAAGATTATCAAATTAGAGCATTATCATTACCATCAAAATA